GTTATTGTTAAGATTCCCATTCGAAAAAGAACTGAAAATATTGCCCTCTAGTTGGACTAAGTCTTCGAAGAAGTATTCAACTTCTGCATCCCAGTCTTGAATTTTATTTGAAGACCCTGACCCACCACCAGTTCTGTTAAGACTTCCTTTTTGTGACATTGTTAATCACTTCTTTCTTCAATAGTTGACTGAAACCAGAAGAAATTCTCTGTGGGAAGGTCTCCGTACGCTTTAATATACAAGGTCGTACCCTTTTTTAAAAAGAACATCTTTGATGAGGTAGAGTTTGAAGCAAGGTCATCTACGTCAAAGGAGTTTGGCATGAAGCGCATGTGCTCGTCTACGCCGTTCCTAGACAGTGATATTACGACATCAGTAGCATTGTTAAGCTTATACTTTACAGCCCTCTCCTCAAGCTTCACGAGAAGCCTGTAAGTTGTGGAAATTTCTGTGTGGTCAAGCTCCTTTAAAACCGAAAAGTCGGCTGAGGTTTCTCTGATCATTTTTTTCTTTACTCCTTGGCCTAGCGACCGATTGCGAGATAATAAAACCGCCCTGCGTATGTACTTCCGGACCGTAATTCAAAACCCTCGACCGTCAGGTTTCTAACATAAGCTAGAGCCGATGATACATTCGTATAGCTGGCTACGGAGACAAGACCTATATAAACAACATTTGGAAATGGAGTGTCAAAGACTACGTCAAGTGGAACGTTAGCGGTTCTGGTTACGTCGCCAAAGCGTAAACTAATTCCAGAAAAGAAATCCCACGTATATGAAGTTGGAGTTCCTGGGCCATTTCCATCGGTAGTTGGAATCGTTTCGCTTACTTGCTTAGACTCTCCCCCGTCTCTTGCGTAAAAAAGTTGTGAATTACCCGAAACTTCCGACCCAAAGAGCAAGAAAGTTTCCTCTGGGGAAATTACTGGGAGAATCTGTTTTACGAAAGTTATTAGAGTGTGTTCGCCTTCCTTTGGAACATTAAAAAGTTCGTGGTTTTTTGTAAAAGCCGCATAAAGAGACTGAAAGTTACGTTGTATATCCCCTTGAGACTTAGAGAGTTTGTCCGTAGGTTCTGGAATATTTTGATTATATGCCACTAGTCCACCTGCTAAAATAATCTCCTTCTAGTACCCCAGAAAAGAGAGTGGGAGTTCGAGTTTTATTTCTTTGAGAAGCGTGTCTTGAAATAACCAACGATTCTTGCTCCTTAAAAGCTGGCATAATTCTTTGCACACCTTCAGCGTCACCGTTGTCTTCAAAAACCTTCTTAGCGGCCCCGTAAGCTATATATTGCCACCAAAACCCTAGCTTTGTATGACTCTCGGAACTCAGCAATTTAGTCGGGACGATATTTGCTTTTATTGAAAATTCATATGCCTTATCTGGAATCTGATAAAAAATTAAGTTATTTTCGTTGAAAATAACCGAGCTTGGTTTTGACGCGACATAAGGCGCATAGCTAATTCTAATTTCTTTACCCGTTGCGACACTCGATGGGAAGGTAAGGCTAAGGTTTCCGTCGAGATAATTAATGTTTCCATAAACTCCCCCTCCATTGTCACCAGCCATAAGTATTTCCCCCGTCTTTCTACTAAATGGAACATCGTGTAATCTCATAGTAGAATCATCATTGATGGTAAGCGCTGAAGCAGCCAAAGACTCCTGTTCAACTGGAAAGCCAGTCAATTGCATCTCGTATGGGCCCTTAGACCCATCGCCGTAAGCCACTTGTTCAGTCCGGCTATTGTCGTTTATAGATCCAACAAAGTCCTGAGAAAAATTTACATACGACCCCTCTACGAAAGCAGGAGGGCTTAAGTTATAAAAGACCTCCGCTGCAGCTTGATACTCACCGTTAGAATAAACGCCTAGCTCGTTAAACTTTTTCTCGCCAATATCTTGAATAAGCATCGAATACTTCCCAACATTAGCCTCCAAAGTAACTTTAAAAGTCCCAATTGTAGAGAAAACTCTAAGGGTCTCTGGGAAGTCATGTATATAAAAAGCATTAATATAGAAATCAATTTGCTTGTCCGTTATTTGCCCGCTAGATGGACGAGCAGTTAAAAGCCTTACTTTTCTTCTTATATCACCAAGAGACCCAATTGCCATTTTTAACTAGCTGAGGGGAAAGCAGTAGGGAGAAACCGGTATTGATGACGGGTTCCAACAATTTCTGTTAAAAACATTTTATCCTGTTCGCTATATCTATATTCTGGCTTTGAACAATTTTCATTAATATAGTCGGCTAAGTACCTTTTAATTTTGTATTGTTTGCCATGCGACATAGTAATCTTTTCTACTGGGCCGTTATACTTTCTATAAACAATTGTGGCCGGATGTCGGGTGTTTCTTTTCTTCCAGAATTCACCGACAATCATTTCGTTATCGTACTTCTTTCTTTTATCAGGAGGCAATAACGATCTAGCGTTTTTCGCTTTTTTTACTCCTGCCTCCTCATCGAGGGTTATGCTAACATTAACCATAAAATGTTGCTCCTATTTTTCCATTGTAATTTTAGATGCAGTTCCTGATCTCCAGTAAATCTCATCTCCATCTTCCCCGCCTGGAGAATTCAAGCCTGGAGCTAAAGACATACCTAAAATTGCTTTATTATCCTTTATACTAACGGCTGTGCTATAAGATCCCACTGGGATTACCTGTGGTGGTGTGTATGGGGCGCTACCGCTTGCAGGGAACGAAAATAACGGATATCCTGTAGTATCTAAATCTACGTCGAAATATGTATTCGCTCCATCATTTGACACACGAATAATTTTAGTCAATTTTCCAGACGACCCAAACATTGCTGGCGCTATGAGCCTTACGAATGAGCCTACATTGTAAGAATGAGCTACTGACGTATGAACCCTAGCAGTTAATGAAGAGGAAATTTTAGTTATAATTAATGCAGGTGGTGTGCTGGGGCTAGGGTAGATAACCTTGCTCCATGCTCCTGTAGTAGCAGCAGCAATCTGAGACATATAGTCAAGTGAAAAAGTTGTGTTAGTAAGAGTAGCATGGCCAACTGTGAAATCGAGCCCATTAAGCTGAAGGGCTCCAGCTACGTTTGTTAATCTTACAACATCCCCCGGACTTAAGCCATTCACGCCAGTGTTGGTTACAACTGGTACTGCCGCGGCTGAAATTGAAGAAATTGTTGCGTTTAATGGCCCAACAACTTTTTCTGACGAGTCAACTAACGTAAAGCCCCCAGAAGTGACGTATGAGGTCAGATTTGCGGCATTTGATGAATTTGACTTTTTGTAAATCATCCCCGAGTCTGTGGCAAAGCCTTTCTGCCAGTAATACTCAACGCCTATCGCACTTGTTTGTGATGCAGAAGCGACGGTTAAGTTTCTAACTTCCATCCAATCTACACCAGATTTTATAGTAAGGGTTTTTGCTTTCCCTGTAGATACAAAATATCCTTGATCCGTAGTTATCATTTTTGTCCCTCCTATGATGCCGTTGATCTAAAGTTAATTACCCAAGTTTCTTGTGTAATAACGCTTGCGTAAGGAAACTTGATGCCGATGGAAGACCGTTGGCGAAGTTCATCACTAAATCTTGGGTCGTTATACATAATCTGCGTGTTATACCCTGTTTGCTTGATTTTTTTATAAGCATCCTGCCCGACGCATGGGGTTTCAAAGACGTCACCGCCAAGAGCAGATGCTCCTACGGTAAGCCCTCCTACTGAGGATAACAAGAATCTTAAATCATCTACGCTACCATACTCAGCTCTAAGTACTGAGCCTTGTGTTGGGTACTGAGAGTGTTTTTCGAAGCCATCAAGCTTGCGCAGTTCGCTCTGTAACCTGGTGTGTCCCAGCGCCATGTAAGCGTTTTGAACAGGCCCAGTCCCAATTTTGTTTTCACCTTCTATCATATCCATGATGGGTTCTGCGTCATTTTCACGTAAGGTTTGTGTTAAAATCGCAAAATCGTCAGCAGTTGGATTTGTTGGGGTATCGCCATTGGTGCCTGCAGTAGCGTTTATAAATGAGCATGAGCTTAGAAGCATATCTCTTGTCAATCTATCTTCAGTCTCACGAAGTACTAAACCTAGTTGCAAAGCCGCTTGATTGTGTACATCTACCTGGTTTTGAACAACAATTTGGTCAGTAATTGAGGTATGCGTACCATAGTACCTTATTTTAGCATCTATATAAGTTCCAGTTAGAGATTGCCCGGGAACCGGGTCTCCACTCTCTGATAAAGGAATTAGTGGTAGTTCTAGTGGATTTGGTCTAAAGAATCTTACCTCGCTACCAGCCTTTGAACGCATAACGTGTTCTGACGCAGGGATATTGAAGATAAGATTAGGCTTCCTTACACTTAGTGCTTTAGCAACGATTTGTTGTTCTATAGCATTTGGAAGCGTGGAGTGATCGGTTACACCGGGAGTCATTTAATTTTCCTCTTTATATATAAAGAGGGCTAGCAGACTTTTATTGACCTGGCCATTTCTTTTCTGTATTCTTCCTGTTCAGCCTCTGTGGGCCCTTCCATGTAGGAAGAAACCTGTTGAAGTGGACCGGATCCAATAGCTGATGATGATGATAATGGTCTCTGTAGATTTGTATTAGCCGTAGTTTTAGTTGGTGGAGGTTTAGATCCATACCCTAAAGATTTCATAGTTTTATACGCAGCAATCACACCAGTTTTAACATCAGATTCAACAGATGAAGACAAGGTTCGATAAATTTCTGGCTCGCTCCTCTTTAATTTTTCAAAATTTTCTTCATTTACAACGCTGTCAAAGTCCTTATGCCTAGACCTAGCCATATGTGGAGCTGCTGCTATATCTCTCTCTTGTAAAGCTTTAGCAATTTTAGCTTCAGTCTTCTTCTCCAAATCTTTCTTAAGAGCTTTAAACTGAGCCATGTCCACAAAGTCGCTAGAGTCGTCTTCAACTTTTTGCTCTTCGTATTTAGACTCTTGGGCCTGCTTTAGCATGCCGATGGTCTCCGCCGCTTGAGCATATTTATGCTCGTAATAATCTCGGGACTCTCGTAGCTGTCTAAAGTTAAGTTCTTTGTCGTTCTCCGCTTGCGCGGATTGCGCTGTAGTCGGGGACTCTTCCTGTGGAGCGACGACCTCCTCGTTATTTACGTCAACTAAATTTTCCAAGTCTCTCCTGGGTAGTGCGATTACCTATACGCTTTCAGTGATGGGCTGAATATATACATCTGCTTTCAATTATAGTAATATTTAATTTAAATGTCAAGAAAAATGAAATAGTAAGACTTTAAATCTTAACACTCTGCCCTTCTTTGAGACGCTCTAGATTGTCTAATTCCCCGCTTAAAAAAGCGGGAACATATTTAAAAATACTATTCGAAAGTATGTTGATATCGCGAATACTCTCATAAACATCAACTAGTTCTCTTTGTGGGAGACACCACATAAACTTTAGATCACCCGTAGTTCTGTACAACTTAAAAACCGACTGGTTGCAACTCGCATATGGGCAAATCTGCTTACATACAAAAGAAAAATGTAAGACTCCGGGTAAATGCTTCTGATTTCTCGTTAAAACTTCAATAAAAAAGTCTCCGCTAAAAGCCTTCTCGCCATTTCTAACTGCTTCGCGTAAATTTTGTATATAATCTGGCGCAATAGCGTCTTTGAAAAGCTCGGTTGGGTCACACTTTTCATTATTTCCGAGCATTTTTTGACAAATCTTACCAATTGGCTGATTTAACTCGTCCTTAGGTTTTCTTCTTCCCATTCACTGAACTCCTCAAATAAACTACTAATTAGCGACTTATGCTTTTCTCTTTCACTAGATGGTCCTCTAGCGATAAAATCAAGGCCTTTACAGTCTAGTTTCTCGTGATACAAGATCAAGAGGCGAAGAAATTTACTTCTGGGCTTTTCTTTAGGCATGGGATAGTCAAAGTCTTCTGGAACAGACCCTTCTATAACCTCCCATATGAGGCTGGGAAGATACTCAGGCGCAAGCTCTTTTATAGCTAACGCTATAGCGACCTTAACAAAGCCAGGATTTTTAGTACAATGACTCCTAAAATTCTTAGAAGGTCTAAAAGTCGACCTTTCCTGTGGAGCCACTTATCTCTCCGATGTTTTTATTTCTTCTCTTAACTTTATTTATAAGAGATTCCATTTTTTTCATTATCCTACCTTCTCGTTCTGCCAGAGATCCTTTAAAAACTTTCTTTTTCCGACTTGAAAACTCTGGTATTGTCAAATCTGCAATCCTAAGAGGATCCCCCTCTGGGCGAATCATCGTCATTAGTATCTTGTTTGCGCTTTGTTTGTATTGATAGTTCTAACATCAGAAGCTTTACTAGAATCGTAATCTTTAACCGATGGCCCAGTGCTGTATGTCACTGATGGTGCATCATCGATTACTTCTGTCATGGAAGATGCAGGCGCAACGCCATCACCGTCAGTAAACTTAGCAAACTCTTGGTTGTTTGTTTTTATTATCATTCTTCTTCTTTTCCTTCTTTATAATAACTTTTTTGTTAACATCTTTATTCTTAGAGAAGTGATCCTCAAGCTCCTTTTCGGCTACTTGCAAGAGTTTCACCAATCTTCTTAACACCATAATACACAGTGCTTTCTTTATGTAATCGACAACACTTATAAAAAGGTTTCTAAGGGGTAAGGATATAAATACCAAAGCTACTTCCCGATATGTTTGTCAAGTTTTTTAGAGACTTTGTCTATAAGAATACTAATCTTGTCCATAAATTTATCTATTTTTTTGCTCGGTAAGAAGTGAGCTTGAACGTTTTGTTTCCATTCGGCAATATCTCTTATTTCCACTTCCTTTAAAACTACAGCTTCAATGTATCTGTCTTTTTCGCCATTGGCGCCCTTTATGAAAAACAGATCCAGTTTATGCCCGAATTCTTTTAGAAGAGCTTTCCTTATTGATTTTAAACTCACTAGGCCTACGCGTCTTTAATATCATTGTAACATAAACTTTCATTTTCTTCAATCAAATACGACAGCTTCCCCTATACCAGCGAATAAATCAATGTACGCATCAAATGTATGGCGTAATTTTAGGCAACTACTCCTTAATAACAAGTGAAAGTGTGTTTTACATTCATACTATAGAAATTATGTTTTTTGCGATTTCTTTTACTACTGGGACAGAAACAGAATTTCCAATTTGTTTATATAAATGGCTATCTGCAATATCTGGTAGTTTAAAGCTTTCATCAAACCCCTGTAATCTAGCACATTCACGTGGCGTTAATTTTCTTATTCCTTTTTTATCCTTTATAATAGGAACGTTGTGTCCCCCTGTACCCATATTTGCTGTTAGAGTGGGACACAAACCAGCTTTATTTTCGCGCATATATTTTCGTCTCCATTGATAGACTCTATTTTCAGTGAATGGATGATTTTTTATTTTTTCAAAAAGAGGTGTATTGTTGTAATAATATTTATCGCGCACTTCTTGGGTCAAGATGTCCAGCACGTTTTTAACAAGAGGAGTTTTAGAGGGAAATTGAAAATCTTTAATTAGTTTTGTATCGCTTGAAAAGCCTACTATATAAATCCTTTCTCTGTTTTGTGGAACATTACTATATTCACAAGAATTAAGCGTTGTGAATTTTATATCATATTCTAACTTATCAAAAGTATTTAGAATTTTTTTAAAAGTTTTTCCAGAATCATGGCAACGTAAGTTTTTAACATTTTCAAGAAAAAAGCCAGTTGGTCTTTTTGTATCAATTATTTTTGCTATCTCTAAAAATAAAGTGCCCCTATCATCCTCCATTCCTTTACGCAATCCAGCTATAGAAAAAGGCTGACAAGGAAATCCGCCAAGTAAAAAATCAAACTCAGGTAATTCTTTATGATTAATGTTTCTAATATCATCAACCGTCAGCTTTGGGTCTCTGAAATTCAAATTATAAGTGTCAGCACACTTCTGATCATAATCATTGGCAAAGGCTGTACTAAAACCTGCTTGCTCAAAAGCAAGCCGTATTCCTCCTATACCAGCGAATAAATCAATTGTTCGCAACCTGACCTTCCGGTTGACTTTGAGGAACTACGGGCTCTTGAACTGGAGTTTGAGGGGTTGTTATAGGATTGCCTTGAGATTCCCCTTTTTGGATTACAGCAATTTCCTCTTGACTTGGCGTATATATTTCCTTTCTATTTTTAGAAGTTTCTGCCTTCCCCTCTTGCTTGATCGCATTATAGATCCCCAACAATTTCTCCACTTGATTTAACTTAAGATCTTGTATCTCAGTCATAGTTTTTGCTCTGTCTAGGACCGCGGTAGCATGCTCTTTTTCAGCTTCTGCTAGTCTCTCAACCGCGAATGCCCTGTTTTCCTGTACTCTTGACGCTCTCTCTAGGCCAAGTCCTCGGTTAGCTTCGGCACGAGCTTCAATATCTTTGATATTGGCTCTTTGTTCAGATAGTTTTAATTTTATCTCTAGATCTTGCATCTCTGATGCCTGTTTTTCTTGTTCCTCAACGTTCCTCATTAACTCATCTCGGTTCTGTATAGTTGTTGCGTTTAAGAAGGACTTTTTAGGGACATTAATGCCGGCTTGCTGTAAAGCCATAAGTTGTTGGAATTCAATGGCTTTCTGAGTAGAAGAATCGTTTCCTTCCTCTACTGTAACCTCATATTTACAGAAGTCTCTTGAATAAAACTCTGGTTTAGGATCGTGTCCTATAATTTGGCTTACTTTATCAGGCGAGAAGTTTTTCTGAATTAACTCTAAAGTTATATCTCCCAGGAGTCTATATGATGAGTCTAGGTTGTCAAAGAGGCTTTGTAGTGTAGTTAATCCGGCTCCTTGTCTGAGGACAGACAAAACGCCTGCTTTATCGTCTACAGCGCTTCCAGCAAGCTCTTCATTTATCCCAGAGATCTGTTGCATTTCATCAGATAAATTCTTAGAAAATTCACTCATTGATGCTGGGATGGTTGGAGGTTGTATCTTCTGTGCGGCCTCGTTAAGTGGAAATTCCGGTTTGACAGCGATTCCTTTCCCTTGTCCAGTCTGGAAAACGTCGTCAATGTCAACAAGATGAGCTGGGTGATAAAGGTAACCAGAGGTGGCGTTTGAATTTAAAATATCAGCCTCTGTCATCTTCTGATGATTAAATAGACTTTGAGGATGGCGGAGTCTTCTGACAACGCCCTGACAAACCCACATAAACTCGTTTACCTCTGGATAATGATAAGCGATTACTGGCACAAGTGGATATCTATCGATACCTAACGCGTTTTCACCATGATACATAACTCTACCAGATACTAGTATAACTAATTTTGTTGTGGGAATTGTAGTGTCGTATCTAGCAATTTCTGGGTAATCCTTTAGGTATCTTTTTAAATTAGCTTCGCTTCCATGCCACTTTATGCACTTTCCATTCTGTACATCCATCAATAGCGTCTGTTTGCGGTGGGATTTGTACCAAAATTCGTCATATGGGAGACGGTTTTTGTTATTAAATGGGCTACAATATGACGTTCCAGAAAATTTTCCGTCATTTTCATAATTATTTGGAATTTTGTCAATCTCATCTTCCTTGCCAGGTAATAGGGATTGAACCTCCTGTTTTGACAGCATTGTGCGACGGTAGAAAAATTCGCAGTCACTCAAGTCAAGTTTTCTTGTGCTCATATCAAATAAGAAAGAAGAATATGTGTTTGTTTTAAACTTTATATCCCCACTTATTGGATCGTCTCTAAAATCAATCCAGATTGAAATGAAAGATAACCCTGTTGTGATACAGGAATCGAAAGCTGATGAAAGGTGCTGGCTGGCATAGCCAAGCCTAAGAGTTGAAAAAAGAGTTTTTGACAGGTCATCGGAAGTCCCAGACAGGGAATCACTGACTGGTGTAACAATTAGTGACTTTCGGTTACGTCTTTGATATCCGGATATTAAATCACAATTTCGTGCTATATGGTTTAGCACTAATCCATCACCCAGAGCATTGCTTCCAGACCACATTCTTCCGCTCTGGTCTCCCGCTCTAAAGCGAGCGTCAATGTCAGCCTCAGCCCAATAACTCTGTGCTTCAGAGGCATTTTCCCTATAAACAGTGTCTATATACTGTTTTATAATCCGGCTGCTTTCGTCCCCATCTGAAACGTCATATCCGCTTAAATCTCTTTTTCTCATTGTGCCCTAAATACCCTATATCCTTCAGATCGCCCCGCGGGTCTCTGGCCTAGATTTCTTCTCGGCGTTGAACTAACCCTTTCGTAAGCCATTCTCAGTTCCTGGGCTGAAGTCCCCCGCTCTAAGACTTTCAGGCTCACAGCAGCGTAACGAAAAGCGTCAGCATAGTGACTGGCCCAATCGCTTAGCGGCGTAGGGCGGTAAATTTCTTTTCTTTGATCCCATTCCTGCCTATAACTCTCTAAGGCCGCTAGAAATGGTGCACAAAGCTTATCATTTATCCATAATCGTGAAAATAGAGACCTACACGCTTCAATTCCATCTTCACATTTTAATTTCTTTGCAACCGTAAAATTAATCCCAAGCTGAGCAGCCTTTTCGAGTCTAGTCACTCCAGTCCCAAACTCTGTAACTTTTATGTCATGTGGTGCTATATGATGACCATAATCGTATGGTTTTTTTTCAAGCTCTTTTGCATAATGTTCTATGCCCATTTTCATCTTCTTTGCCGAATAACAATCGATAATGTGAATTGCAGAACCAATTAACTGAAAGAAAATAATACAAGTATTTTGTCTAACACCGATGTCCCACGCTGTGTGCACCTTAGCTGACGAGTCCCATGGAACGCTAGTAATTCTTCCGTTTTCACGAGAATAATCTAAATACTTGCTATAATATGACCCTTCTACACCCCTATCAAAGCTCGTATAATACTCCTGCTGTATAATATCTTCAGACATTGTCAAACGGTCCATCTCAACGTTCTCAGAAGATATATGCTTAGTATCATCAAGAGTTAGTTTGTAACAAAACCAATGTCTGCTTTTAGTTGCCATCTTATACATATCCCAGAAATGATTTTTGCCACGCGGGGTAGAGATAAAGATAGTCCATCCTTTATTTTCACTTAGAATTGGCTGAAGGAAGATGTACCCTCCTGGATCTTGTATTGCGTATTCTGAAAAGACGCAACCTCGAGGATTTGTGCCCACCAAGGAATCAATTTTCTTTGTTCCGACGAGTTGAAAAATTGAAGTAGAACCATTATGAGTTAACATCTTTATTTTCATTTCTTGAGAATTCTTTTGTGTAACAAGATTCTCAGGAAAATAATCTAAGATAGGCTTTCCTTCAGAAGTAATCGAGTCCCAAATAACCTTTTTAGCTAAAGCAAAAGTAGGAAATATGTAAAAATATGTCCCAGGATTACGGAACATTTCCCTTATCATGTAATTCAGGGCCGTAATGTCTTTCCCAGACCTTCTCGGCATAATAGCTACAATGTGTTTAAACCCTGAGTCTAACGCTTTTAAAATAGGCTTCTGATAATCTCTTGGAACATAATTATTGAGCGGTCTTAATTTCAAGTTCCTTGGTCCCCTCTGCCCCTTTTTCTCTATTCTCTATATTAGCATCATAAAGAGTTTTGCATGTGCCCTCCAGGCTCTCCTTTGAGAAATCTTGAAGAACGTATGTTTCACGAGGGAGTGGTCGATAAAAGGGCAATCCTCTCTCGAGGGAGAAAAGGAATGCGTCGTACACTCGTAAATATCTGAGGAACATCTGTTGTATGTGTTTTGGGTACTCGGAGTTTTTTCTATCTAAAGCAAACAATAGCCATTTTTCATGTAGATTGGCTATCATAACCTCAAACTGAACCATCAGCTCTGAATCGCGCTGTAGCAATTCCTGAAGGGTTCCCCAGCCAACCTCTGAATCTCTAAGAAATTGAGGTATAACCCAATTTCCTTCTTTTTCAGCCCAACCGTTCATCTTTTTTGAAAGACAAACGATAGTTGGGTCCCTCGTATGCTTGACTTTTTCGTCCATTATTTTACATCAGTTCCCACATCACTTTAATTATAATATAGTTATATTTTTATGTCAAGAAATATAGGGTTATGTTAAGCTTATGTTTTAAGAGGTTAAGATGAAGAAGACAACAAACGCTTTTGAGCTACTAATGCTTCTATTTACGCTTCTTCTTGCGTTTTTTATTGTTGCTAGCTTAATATTTAAGTTTTTTTAGGAACAAAATGATATTGCCTGGTTGCTCCCATTGTCTTATTTCAAAAACAAAAATTGTGAAGAAGGGATTTCTGGGTCTTTTTGCGTCTAAATTTTGCTTAAGCCTGCCGGACCGTAGCAAGAAATATAAAAAGGGGCTTACGGGCTTCAACGTAAATTACAAACTGTTTAAAGATAGTGTTAATCTTAGAGAAAGCTTTAATGCGCCTTGGCAATTCGCTTCTTTTAATGATCACGTTGCTAATGTAAATTCACGTATAAACTATTCTGTAACAACAGATGTAAATAAAATGTCAAGAGAAAATGCGAGGCAAAATAGATTTATTATCCACATTCTCAAAGGCTTTCCGGTACAAATTAAGATACATGACATTCTTCTCCTTAAGTGTTACCGGTGTAAAGGAACGGCTTTCTTTTCGAAAGTTCATTATTCATCATGCGAAAGAATAATAAACACCGTGGCTAAACACATCATAAGATTAAATGAAAAAGATAGAGAAAAAAAGTTTAAAGAGTATTATAAATACATTTAAAGAATAGGCGTTTTCTGAGTTTTTATCTATGCAAAAGAGCTTGAAAAAACCAGATGATTTAAGATTCTTGTTATCTTCAGATAGTTTTAGTCGGGATTGAGGGGCATGCCCATGTCTTCGGGTCGCCTTGTAATGCCTCTCTCCCTCTTTTTGTAAATATATTAGAATGAAGAGTATAGTTCTGCTGAATAACTTAACAAAAATCCTAAAGCATGATATAATATGAACTAGAGGCGCACAGGTTTTGACTTGGAAATAAAGTCCCGATGCCATTTAAATCAGAAAAACAAAGAAAATATGCCATTTAAATCAGAAAAACAAAGAAAATATGCCATTTAAATCAGAAGAACAAAGAAAGTATTTATTTTCTCAGAAACCTAGAGTTGCAAAGGAGTTTGCTGAAAAAACACCAAAGGGCAAAAAATTGCCCCTTAGGGTAAAAAATCAAAGGAGAAAGAGCAAACGTGGAAAATAACTTTTATGTAAAAATGGCCCGAAAAATTACAGATGATTTGGCTGAAAGAGCAAAAGGTCTACACCCTAAGAGGGATAAAGGCAAAGACACATACGAGGATTTAGCTGAAAAAGTTACATACGAGGATCTGGTTAATGAAACAAGGACCCTATACTCTAAGAGAGGAAGTATCTACGAAGATATGTGGGCGGACTATAAGAAACTTGTAAGAGATTACATTCTAGGCGAGATTTCTTACTCTTTCCTTGCGGCAGTTAGAGAAAAAGCTTTTCACATAATGACAAATCAACGGCTTGGAATTCCTTCTTATAATAAAGAAGGAATGATGGTTAAATACAATGAAAACTGGGAGGCCATATATGAAGATGAGCAAGGCAATGAAATTGACTATAATTTAACCACCTCTTTTCGTCAGCACAGCCCAAAGGAAAGCCGTACTTTTTACATGGAAAATGACATGAGAGGACTGGAGACCTGGACCTCTACCGACATTGGGAGTTTTATAATTGAGGCGTTACACACCTTATGCCAAAGGTTACACTTGAAAGAATCGTTCAGAATGACAATTTTCCGTGATTCATGCGCTAGAGAAGAAACAGAGTCCGGCTTTGACACCTTTCTTAATGAGCTTCAAACATTTTTTTGGAATGCTGGTAGGCGATTTGCTGAAAGGTACAGTTATAGTTATCTAGTGCGAATCGAAGAGAAAGATTTAACGTGGGAAGCAACATACGAAGAGGCCCAAAGGGCCATAAAAAGGTCTAGCGCTACCATACCTGCGCCAGAGTTAGAAGCACCATTCGTAAAGAAACGATAATTTAAAGGAGATATATGACAGAAAATAAAATTGGAGATAAGGTAAGCTTTCAAATTGACCTCCCCACCCCTATGTGCTGTGGCGATGGTGGATGGCAAGCTTCATGGTATATAGGTTTAATCCGTGCTTTTTTGGTTGCTGTTCAGGCACTTAAACAACGAAGACCGCTAAATCGCAATATGTCTAATGAAGCGAAATCAGAGAAAGAAACTGCTTTTAAAGTAACAAATTCTGATCTCACAGGTAGCGGCGTAGAGTTAACGGTTAAGTTGCCACTAGGATTCGATTTCGAAGAAATGCCACCAGGATGCGATGAAGTAAAGTACGCAAAGTCAGAGAAGAGGCCGATAAATGTCAATAAAACATCTATTATTGCTTAAGACTGCACGTCTAGTCCTATTTCTTTTAATATCGATTGCGACAGTAATCATTATAAAGGTGTTGCCAGTGTTTGCGCTTAAAGTTTTTGCTGGGGGCTTTTTGATTTCCTTTCTTTGGACTACAGTCTTTATAGTCGTTTATTCAAATCCCTGGTTGATAATGAAGTCTATTAAAAGACACAACAAAATAATGGCATTTCAGTTTCAGAAAGAAAGAGTAAATGAAGACAACGGAGAAGGGAGTGTGAAGAAACAATATTAATTCTAGGACACGTAATAGCTATTTTAGCATCGCTACTGAGTGTGCTAATACTCTTTTTCCCAGATATGTATATGGCGGCAAAGTCGGCATTGTACTATTCTTTAGTAGCGGTGTCAGCAGTGTTTATAGTTTTTTCGATTAATTGTGCGTTTCATTTACTGGTATTTAGTATCGGGCTTTAAGGTTGGTAGATGAACGTTTTTAAAAGGAGCATTTTGAATGATTTGTATTATCGTGTTTGTGCTTGCACTGATAGGTACTTTGGTTTGGTTATTTTGTGCCCGCAATGACGGGACTTATTGAATGTGCCCGTAATGACGGGACTTATTAAAGGGATTTATTGAAGGGGTTTGATGAAAAAATTTTATAACTATTTTGTAACGAGCAAGAAACTCGTATTAGGGGTTTTTATTTGTATGTGTTTATTTCTTTTTTTAATTGGAGGAGGGCATTTGTCGCATCTTCTTAGAGGGTTTGATCCATTTAAAACTGATTTGGTAGAACTCTTTTCGGGGATTTTCTTTCTCCCGCTTATATCGATATTAACAATGGGCAACTTTAGAGTTTCTTAAGTCCTTAACGCTTAAGGGGTTAGATAGCTTTGAGCTTTTCTCGATTTTTTCAGGTTTTTTGAATTTGGCTTTTCTCGATTTTTTGGTTTTTTTTGAAATGGACATTTAGGTGTCGGTATAGTAAGTACCTAAATTTAAAGGTACTTATCCTGGGGGGAACCGCCCCGCAAGAAAGAGGGCAACCCCCTGGCGAGGATGGTAAACATTATTTTAATTAGCACTCAACGGTTAGCAATGCTAACATCCGACTGCTAACTTTCTCCCCTACCGCCATAGCTTACCCCCAACAGCCTCAGCATTTGCACTCAAGCATTAGCAATGCCAGCGTCCGAGTGCCAGAGGTCTCTTTAGGCGGGGTCAAGAAAAAGTTTTCTTTTTCCTTGACTTCATCTTTAAGTGTGCTATACTTCACCTTTACAAAGGAGCAGACATGCACGATTTGAGTATTCTTTCAGGATATGGCCCCCACGGTTTTGATGGGTCTTTCGACTCTCACCTTGTCAGGCTTGCGTTCACCCTCTATGAGGACCCGCGTGTCTC